GCATGATGATGTAGCATTTCACCTGCCTAATGGCTACCGGCCAGATACCCGTAAGTTGTTAAAAGAGATTGGTCAACAAGAGCGCCAGCTTAATTTTTTCTTTGCCGGACAGGTTAATCATGAACGCCGCGAACAGTGCTTAGAGGAACTGCGCCGCTTAGAGCCGGAATATCCTTACAATAAAATTGTCGAGACTGATGGCTTCGGTAAAGAGGTTGTGCCTTATAAAGAATACCTAACAGCTATGGCGCAAACTAAGATCGTACCTTGTCCTAGCGGTATCGAAAGCCCTGATAACTTCCGGCTGTATGAAGCGCTAGAAGCTGGCTGTGTGCCGGTGGTAGATGCCTTTTCTACGAAGCATAAAAGCCCTGGCTTTTGGAAATACCTGTTTGATGGCGATGTGCCTTTTCCAATCATTGATTACTGGGATGCGTTCCCAAAGCTGCTGCCAGAACTGTTGCGCGACTATCCAGCCAACGCCAATAAATGTTTTGCGTGGTGGCAAACAAGAAAAAGAAGCATAAAATATAAGATGTTAGATGATATTGGAGAATTATCAAAATGAATGACGATATAACTTGCTTGGTGCCAGTAAGTTCAATGCCTAGCCATCCTTCTACAGAGGTGCTAGACCAGACTATAGCCAGTATTCGCGAGCGCCTACCTGATAGCGAAATTATATTTATGTTCGATGGCTTGCCGGCATGGTTCGCGGAACATAAAACAGCCTATGAGCAATTTAAGCAAACAATGCTTTGGAAAATAAATAATGAGCTAGGCAATGCCACGCCAATTGTCTTTGACCACCACAGCCATCAATCGCTGATGACTAAAAAAGCCTTAGATCTAGTCAGAACACCACTAATTTTATGGAGTGAACAGGACACGCCACTGCATAACGACATACCCTTTGCCGAACTATCAGAGGTAGTTAAGACCGGCTACGCCAATGTAATCCGCTTCCACTTCGAGGCTCAAATACACCCTGAGCATGAACATCTGATGCTCGACCACTCACCGATCACCATATTAGGGCAACCATTCTTGCGCACGCGCCAATGGTCAGGCCGTCCGCACTTAGCCAGCACGCAGTATTATAGAGACATAGCCAGCAAATACTTCGATGACCAGCCGCGCTTTATTGAGCATATAATGTACGGTATGATTGCAGAGGGTGGCGATAACTACGATGAACACCGGTTGCATATTTACGCACCCGAAGGCACATTGGTAAGAAGTAAGCACCTCGACGGGCGCAGATACGGAGCAGACACCTATGACCCCACAGCAAGCTGAGAGCAAATTATGAAATTGGGTTGCTTGGCATATTCGTCAAACAATGGGCTTGGCATACAGTCGCAAGCCCTAGTAGAACATTTGAAACCAGCCAAGGTTATGCAAGTGGACTTGTCGGGACTTAACGGGTCAAAGCAATATCCTGAACGATTACCCAACAGCCAAATAGTCAAAGGCTATCCTAGGGGTGAAGATATAAAGATATTTTTGAAAGGGCTGGATTGTGTTTTGGTTGCCGAGACACCACTAAGTTATTATCTTTTTGCCAGAGCCAGAGAATTAGGAATCAAAACCGCACAAATACCTAACTGGGAGTTTTTAGATTACTTTGCTTACCCGCAATTTCCAAAGCCTGATATGATTATCTCACCGAGTAAATGGCACTTTGATGAGTTGCAGACTTTCTCACAGGCAAACAATATTAAATGTATTTATCTGCACCATCCGGTAGATCGTCAGAAGTTGCCACAACGAGTTATTAAACAAGCCAGAACCTTCCTACATGTTGTCGGTAAGTCAGCAGCCCATGACCGCAACGGCACGGAAACAGTTATACAAGCCAGCAAATATCTTAAAACAGATGCCAAAATACTAATCCATTTCCAAGGTGAGCAGGGGTTATCGCACCAAGCCACTAATTCATACGCCGATTATGTAGCATTACTGGCTAACACCGGTGTCACGAATATTACTATCCAGCAAAATGAGTTTGATAATTACTGGGATGTTTATACCGATGGCGATGTGCTACTGATGCCGCGCCGTTATGGCGGCAATTGTCTGCCAATGAATGAAGCCCTGAGCGTGGGAATGCCGGTGATAATGACCGACATAAGCCCAAATAATCAATTCCTACCACGCAACTGGCTTGTGCCTGCCACTAAAATCTCCGAGTTTACACCACGTACTGTTATAGATATTTATGGCTCAGACCCTGAAGTCATAGCAAATAAGATAGATGAGTTTTATAACATGAATGAAAGTCAGATGTGGTTTGAGAATATCCAGGCTGGCAAACTAGCAAACTCAATTAGTTGGCAGAGTATGAAACCCCAGTACATTACAGCACTGGAGGGCTTATGCCGATAATCACAATCTTTTGTCCCTGGACTCGTCCCTGGGCCGTTGACGGTTGGCTGGCTAATCTTGAAGCTGTAGAGCATGATCCGGCACTAACTAATCTGTGTATAATCGTAGACGGCGACCAACATCTAATTGCCAACACCATAAAGAAGTTTGCCGAGAAGCACGCCTACCGTAGTTTTCACGTGAAAATAAACGAGGACTGGCACCCTAACGAAGTACGCTTGGCTATACGGCGTATGCGCGTGGCAGAAGTTCACAACCAGAGCAAAGACCTTATTAACCTAACCGATGGCGAATACATTATTGGGCTGGAGGATGATACCGTTTTTGACAGGCTTAAAAGCTTTGACCCGTTGCTCAAGCCATTGATTGACGATCCGACTATTGGCTTTGTAGAAGGCGTGCAGATGGGGCGCTGGGGCGCTAGCATGATTGGGGCGTGGGAAGCCAACAATCCTTTTGAGCCAACAATGATTAAGACGTTATTGCCAGCAACCGGTTATCAAGACATATCAGCCGGCGGCTTTTACGGCTACGCTACTCGCCGTGATCTATACCTAAACCACGACTACCACAGCTCATCGGCGCATCCATACGGGCCTGATGTTGTGTTTGGCCTATGGATTCGGCAAAAAGGCTTTAAGTGCCTAGTCGACTGGGACACTGTTTTTGGACATAATGATTACAACAAAGTGTTGTATCACGACGACCCCAACATAAGATTGACCCAAGTGGTATATACTAAGAGTATTATTAACGGTAAATGGAACAGGGACGACTATGAACAAGACAGATATTAATTCAAGAATTATACCCAGCAGGGGAGTAGCAGGGGACGCTATATATAGGAACATAAAACAGGCGAGTACGCTATATAACCCCTTCCCTGCCCCGATAGAAAAAAAACAAGGGAGTTTAACAGGGGTAGTTATTTTTACAAGGGATACACATGGGTTTCAGCAAGGGGTCTATAAACGTGAAGATACTAATAGCAATCACTAACGACAACAAACCAAAGACCTTAGCTAAAAATACGCTTAGATGGGCACCGCGCGCTGGCTTTGACATACGTGTTTTTATACCTGATGAAACAAAGCTATCAGAATACCAGGCTATAATTGAACATTTGAATTATGACGAATTTATGGATTTGCAATACGTTATGCTCATATCTGACCAATCAGCAGTCCAGTATGCTAAGGACAATCAGTATGAATTGATACTTATGCTTCCCGACAATTTGAAGTCGTGGAATAAAACGCGCAACAAAGACCTGATGTTATTGGAATATGCCAAAGATATTGGTGTTGCCCGTCAAACATTTACTGATAAAAAGAAAATTACCCATGAATTTAGTAATGGGGCTACAATGGTAAGGAAAAAAGGATAATTATGGCAGCACCAATAAACCCGAGTCACGATACTGGCCCCCCAATGAAATACCAAACCACAGAAGCTATGCAAGTAGCTATAGATGAGTATTTTGATTTCTGTGATAATCGGATAGAGAAGATTTATAGTGCCAAAGCAGATGGCGTAATTGAAATATTTAACCCTGCACCTTATACCATGAGTGGTTTAGCTAGGCGCTTGGGGTTGAGTCGCCAAGCATTGTCAGAATACAAAAAGCTTGAGCTATTTGGTGACACTATATGTGAAGCTAGAGAAAAAGTGCATGAAGATGTTGAGAACCGTTTAATGGAAAAAAACCATGCTGGAGCTAAGTTTAACCTTCTAAATAATTTTGGCTGGCGTGACCGAACTGAATATAAGATCAGTGTGGGATCAATAGATACCAGAGAAAAAATAAAGGACTTCTTAGATGACAAAAGCGACTACGATGACGCAAGTAGCGAACCTACTACCGCCGATGCCAGCGAAGGCGGAGGCGAAATGGCGAGCGCTCCTACAGATATTCCATAACGAAGCCGGCGATACGCATGGCGACATCTTCACTGCTACTCAAGTACAAGTTGTGGATATTATCGCTAAGAGACGGTATCCGCGTACCCAGCTAATCCTACCTACCCAATACGGAAAATCAATGAGCGTGGCCGATGGTGTCTTAATGCGCATTATTTCACATCGTGAGGACTGGGCTATTGTAGCCCCCAGCGAGGAAAAGGGGCGTATTATTATGGACTACATTATTGATCGTATTTACGATGACTCGCTTTTTTATGAGCAATTACAATACAACGGTACAAGAGAAAAGTTAAAACAAGAGCGTAGCAAAACTCGCATAACTTTCCGTGAGGGTGGCGAAGTACGTGTTTATTCTGGTAACGCTTCCAATACCAGGGCTGTCAAAAGCGCCTTGATGGGTTTTGGTGCAGCCAATGTGGTGCTGGATGAAGCCGGACAATTAAGCGATGAACTTTACGGTACGGTCAAGCGTATGTTAGGCGGTACTAAAGACAACTTCTTGCTGGAAATTGGCAACCCAGTTTACCGTAATCACTTTCACCGTACTTGGTTTGGCGAGCGTTATAAGAAAATATATGTCAATGATGAAATGGCTTTAGCTGAAGGTCGTTATACGGTAGATTTTCTGAACGAAATGAAAGACGAGGCTGGTTATGAATGGATGTACCAGTGCGTATTCCCTGACGCTGAGGATATGCTGGCTGGCGGCTATCGACGCTTAGTAAGCGATATGGTGGTAGAGGACGCGCTGGTGGACTCTATGCCACAGTGGACTTACAAAAAGGGCGAGAGTGGCGAAATCTTACAGAACAAATGGGATCATAATATTATTGACGATCAACCGTTACTAGGTATTGACGTTGCCGGCACGGGTAAAAACAAGTGTAAGTTCGTGTTGCGTTTTCCAAAACACGATTTTGCTATGGTTGCTAAAACTAGCAATAGCGATGACCTTGACGAAATAGCCGATATAGCTGAGTCATTGATCCGCGAGTGGAACATACAGGACTACCGGACTGTAATTGATGCTGGTGGTGTGGGTCATGGTTTACCGGCGATCCTAAAAGCTAGAGGTTATCTTGTTAAGCCCGTTCTATTTGGTGAAAAAGAGTCAGGTAATTTCAAAGTGCCTAAGAGCTTTTTGAATATCCGAGCCTGGATGTATTGGGAAGCACGCACATGGTTGCGTAAAGAACAAGGCAAGCTATATCGTGATAATGGTTTTCTTGAGCTTAAACTGCTTAATTATAGACAAAACAGTAGTCTACGAACGCAAATTGAACCGAAGGAAGAAATGATTAAAAGGTCAGCCCAAGAAGGCATTAAAGCCGAAAGCCCTGACACTGCTGATGCCTTTGTTTTAACATTTGTGGATGTTTCGGGGATCGTGGATGAGGACGACATATACGTTGACTGATGTATACTAAAAACTAAGGATATCTAATTTATGTTATTAAAACTTTTTGGCGGCAGACTCACAATCGGTAAGGACTTATCACAATACATAGGTCGTTCAGATGATTTTTTTACAGTCATGCAGTCAAAATATGGCGTAGATTATAGTGTTCGCAACAAACTTAAAGCTTATAAAAATGTAGTCTATGCTTGTGTAACGCTAATAGGAGAAGCTTGTGGCGACTATACACCACGTGTTGAGCGAAAAAAAGGCGACCAGTACGAAGTCATTGAACATGAGTTTATGCAACTCTTGAGCCGTCCTAGCGGTAAAGACCTAAAAGCTGATAGTTTTAGCCAGTTTGATTTATTCGAAGCCACCATTAGTTATATGTTGTTGCAGGGCGAATGCTTTTGGTACATGGCACTAGGCAAGACAACTGGACGGCCACGTGAGATTATTGTGCTACGCCCTGATCGTGTAGGTACTGACATTGATCCCAAGACTGGGGAAATTAACGGTTACTTTATACGGCAAGCCTCCGGTCAACCCCCAATTCCGTTAGAGATAAACGAAGTCTTACGATTTAACTTATTCAACCCGCGTGATCCATATAAGGGCTTCAGCGTAGTCGAAGCCGGTGGTGATTATGTTGCTACAGACGAAGGTACTGCAGCCTATACTAAAAACTTTTTTGCTAACAATGCCGGTCTATCCGGTGTACTTAACATCAAGGGTGAAGTCACCAAAGGTGCATTCCGTAAGTTTGTCAGGGCATGGCGTGAGAAGTATGAAGGTGTCGCCAACGCCGGCAAGGTAGCTATTCTACGGGATAGTGATGCTGCATTCACCAAGGTAGGTTTGGGTTTGGATGAGCTTAACATGGCAGAACTGCGCAAGATGAGCCTGGCTGACGTGGCCATGATGTTCAAAGTACCACTGGAACTGCTAGGCAAGATTACCGAAGGCGCAGGGCTAGGGCGTGGCAACATTGAAACGCTAGAATATGTATTTGCAAAATGGAACATTGATAAAAAGATGAAGCGCTTTGATAGTATTTTGCAGTTTGCGCTGGAGCGTTACTATCCACAGGACACCGGAGTGCGCGTTAGACATGAGAATATTATCCCCGAGGACAAGGTATTTGAACTGGCCGAGCGTACAGCCGCCGTTGACACGTGGAGTACCCGCAACGAAGTCCGCGATGAAGAAGGTCTGGATGGTGTTGATGGTGGCGACCAGCTATTTATACCTATGGCTAATGTGCCATTAAACGAAGCCTCTCTTACTTTGCCTACAACCAGCCAAGCAGGACTTAAAATAACCTTAACGCGGAAGGTTATTAAACCCATAGCTGCTAAAGTGATTCCCAAAGCCGAGCGTTTTAGGCTCTCACTTCAGCGCAATCAGATTAAATACGAACGCCAATACCGCAAAAAAATTAAACCTATTTTTATAGACCAGCGCGCAGAGGCGCTTGTGAACCTTGAAGCGCATAGTTCCAGCTTGGCCAAAGCGGCCAGCCAGAAATTATTTGATGATGCCGCTTACGACAGCTTGCTAGTGCAAGAATTAACGCCAATGCTGACTAATTTATCGCAAACTCAAGGTGGTTTAGCTCTAGTTTTTGCTGGTGATACCGAGAATGAGTTTCACATAACTTCGCAAATCCTAGCCAAAATCCAAAAGGGCACGCTTAAAATGGCTACTGGTTTTAACGATGCGACACTAGAGGCTCTTAATAATACCTTAGCCGAGGGCATACAGGCTGGTGAAGGCATAGGCGAACTTAAAAAGCGTGTCAATGAAGTTTATGATGGGGTAGATGGCTACCGATCCGAACGAATAGCCCGTACCGAAACACTGAAAGCCAGCAACGCTGCCACAGTAGATGCTTATCGTCAAACTGGTTATGTTACTGGCAAAGCGTGGTATGTCAACCCTGATGCTTGCGAACGATGTTTGGAGTTTGAAGGCAAGACTATCGGGTTAGATGATAATTTCTTGGAGTTAGGTGGCAGTTACTCGGTTACAAATGATGATGGCGAGGAAACAACCTATACAAATGACTACGACACCATCGAGGAACCGCCTCTACATCCGAATTGCCGGTGTGGCGTTATACCTATTAGGGCTAAAGCCTTGTCTGCAGGGCTGGTGGACAAGAAGGAGCACGATAAAGCACTTGAGCAGAATGCCAAAGACCACATATATATCAGAGAGCTTGAAAAACATCTAGGAGTAGACGATGAACCGGCAAGAGAAGTTAGCGAAACTACATAAGGGCAAAGCCCGCACTAATCCCGAAAGCTTAAAGGACTACACGCTTCTGGCTGATGCGATGGAGGCGATTGTTGTTAACTTTAGCCAATTGCTCAAAGCCGGTGTTGATATAAACGACCTTGACCTGTTAACGGATCGACTGGAAAGCATAGATGGCTTGAGTGAAGAAGTTGCAACGCTTAAAGATGCCATAGCTAACTTCCCAGAACTACCCAATGAAGTGAAAATTGCTAGTGTTGATGAGTTTATAAATGCTTTGAAAGAAATAAAGATTGAGCCACCGGCAGTTATACTACCCGAACAAAAAGAAATTAAACTACCAGATTATTCGGGTGCCGTTAAACGTATGGCAGAGGCTATGTCACGGTTCGCGCTGGCCACAACCAAAGCAAACAGTAAACCGGCAAGTCAAAGACCCGCCGATTATGTGCCTTATAGACGCGTAATTAAAGACGGTAATTCGTTAAAGTTTGACGATAATCCAAGCCAAGGCGGTGGCCCTAGTGGTGGAGGTGTGCCAACGGTTGAAGCTACCGGCGCGCTTATAGCTATCCCTGTATCTAACCCTGATGGGTCACTTATTGGTGGAGGTGGTGGGCTTACAGATGTTCAACTCCGAGCTACCGCAGTACCAGTAGCAGCAATGAAATATGCACATACCATGCTGATTGATGTAGCGAGTGCCACTGTTACCTACATAGGCGAAGCCGAACCTGGAACACTAGTATCTGGGGCTACTTGGAGAATCAAAAAGATTACAGTAACTGGCAGTTTGACTGAAATCCAGTGGGCTGACGGAGTAGGAACATTTACTAAGGTTTATAACAATAGGGCAACTTACACATACTCATGAGCAATAAATTCGATGCTATTCTTGGCGATTACAGAGAAAGTGACGCTGATGGCTCTGGTGATGTAGTAGGTCCAGCAAGTGCTACAGATAACGCTATAGTAAGATATGACGGTGCTACAGGTAAGTTAGTGCAAAATAGTGGGGTGACAGTTGATGACAGTTCTAGGTTAGGATTAGGAACAATCGCCCCAACCCACTCCCTCACCCTAAACTCTACAGCTACAGGTATAGCTCTCTACAATACCGCAGACCAAGTTACTAACTTTGAGAGGTTAATGCAGTATTGGACTGGCAATGTTTTCAGGATAACAACAAGAGCTGGTGGAACTGGCGTGTGGCGTGATTTACAACTCGCTGCTTATGACGTAAGTACCAACGGTTTATGGCTTAGAACCAGCTTTACTAGTAACGGCATAGTTCAAGCATTATTAGACACCAGTACAGCCAACGTTCGTATTTTCTCTGTAAATGGTGCTCAAACGCAATCCACTGGTACTCAAATATCACAGGAAATCAGACCCACAATCAACCAATCCTCAACCGCTGGCTACACCGCACTACTCATCAACCCAACTGAAACCACTACAGGTTCAGGTGTTAAGAACCTCATAGATGCTCAAGTGGGTGGAACAACAAGATTTAGAGTATCAAACACTGGCGCAGTCACTATCGCTAACACATTCACGCTACCAATAACAGACGGTTCAGCAAGCCAAGTTCTACAGACTAATGGTGCAGGTGTCGTTACTTGGCAAACAGCAGCAGGTGGTGGCGGTGACGCTTTAGTAGCTAACCCTATATCTCAATTCGCAGCAACTACATCAGCTCAACTAGCAGGTGTTTTATCTGATGAAACAGGCACAGGTGCAGCCGTTTTTGGGACTACTCCAACTTTTACAACCAGCATCACTACTCCGCTAATAATAGGCGGTACAGCTTCAGGTGATGACGTAACTCTCCAATCAACTTCACACGCTACGAAAGGTGATTTATTTTTAGATGATAGAGTTTTTTTATGGCCATCAATTCCTGCGGATACAAATGCAAATGTTCTTAACTTTACCCCAACATTCAATTCTAATAACACAGTATTAAACATTGTTAATATCACCCCAACGATAACATCAACAAGTGGCACTGCGTTTTCTTTCCAGGCTATTAAAGGAGCTGGGACTTATAAGTTTCTCGCTAACCCCTTATTTGGTAATAGTTTCTACTTATTCGTTGCTCAGCCGATAGTGTCACTGGATGCAACGGGCGTTAGAGCTGCTAATCTCAATGCTTTATTTGACCAAATGTCATTGACTACAGCCTCTACTATAGCGGCGGGAACAACTCCATCCTTTGTTTCGCATTGGTGGGGCGCAATGGCAAGCAGTGTTGGTGCATCTTCGGCTAATACAGTAACTGATTTTGTTGGGCTTAGAGCCAGTCCTCGGATGGGTTCGGATACAGCTGGTGGCACTCCATCAGTTACTACTGTTACAAATTCCAAAGGTGTTTGGGTTGAAAACTTAGTCAAAAGTGGAGCAGGTACAAATACTCTTACAAATCAATATGGCTTGTATTGTGATGATTTAACTTCTGGTACTAATAATTTTGGCGTTGCTTCTGTCATTACTTCAGGAACAAATAAATGGTTTTTGTATCATTCAGGAACGGCAGATAGTTCTATCCTTGGTAATCTTCGGTTAGGTGATAACACTGCACCTACCGCACTCCTTGACATAGCAGGGAAAGCTCTTGTCACAAGTTCGGGGCTTGTTACAAGATACAATGACATAGTTACGGTAGCGAATGGTGTACCGTCTATCGTTGCAACTGCCGCTACGGGCTCGGTAGCCGTAACCCAGACAAATCTTATAAACTACACCCCTCCAGCTACGGCAGGTAGATACAGACTTAGTATAACTGTTTCAACCACCTCTGGTACTAACACAGGGTCATTTACCCCTTCGGTAACCTTCACAAGTGCCGCAGGCGTAGCTACAACCTTTGCGCCTAATTTTATCCAAACGGGAAGCGCTACACTGCGTACTACCACTACAGGAGCGTCATTGAGTTTCTCCTCAGTTATGTATTTTAGTATCAATACTGCCGCGGCGGCTATAACCCTTACGATGACCGCAGCAGGAACAACAGCATCATTTATTTCAGCGTCACTGGAACAACTTGCCTAATATGGTATGATTAAACTATGACTGAAGATACAAAAAAACTATTGCTCGCATATGTCGCGGAATTAAACCAAAATGATGCAATGAAAGCTATCACATCTATCATTGAGTATTTTACCGATGGTGGAGTTACCAAAGCGGCTTTCAGCGTGTGGCTTGATGGACAGGAGGCAAAATTAAATACAGGGATATTAAACTTGCCTACTCAACAAAAAATAGCATCTGATTCTATGAACGCTGAGATTGCGATGATTGCTGTGGTGAAGTTAGAGATTGTATAACGGCTACAGTTTCGGGACTTAAACATTTTGCTTTACTGGGTGTCGGGTAGATACTAAAAGAACATGGTATAATTCCGCTATAGGTATAAACTATAAAAGGAAACTATGAGCAATAAAGTTATTGATGCAGAAATCACAAAAAGAGAACTTGGCGAAAAAGTAAAAGTATTCTTGCATATAGAAAAGAACGCCACCAAAGCGTTAGCAGACGGCGTTATTGAAGCAGTTGTTACAACAAGCACAGTAGATCGCACAGGGGAGAACATTATAACTACTGGCATTAGTACCGATGGCTTCATGGCCACTGGCGGGCCAGTTCTTTATGGACATGATTATTCTAGTCTGCCCATCGGCAAGACCCTCAAACTCGTAGAGATGAAAAACAAAATCAAAGCACAATTCCAATTGGCTGTTGAGGAATACCCTTTTGCAAAAACCGTCTATGACCTAATAAAAGGTGGCTACCTTAACTCTGTTTCCATCGGTGGCATTGTGCGCCAGTGGAGCGAGGACTACCGTACGATTGAAGAAATGGACATGGTGGAGTTTAGTGTTGTACCCGTACCAGCCAACGAACAAGCGATAATCACCAGCCGTAGCCTAGAAGCTATGACCGGCAAGACAGTTGAAACTATCCGCGAGGAGTTTACCGAGTTTAGTCAAAAGATTATGCTTGACAAATTCAAAGATATGCCAGAGAATGAAATCAACGATGCAATCAAAGTTCTTAGGAACGTGGTTGACCGTCTAGAGCAAACGTCGCAAGACCCCAAACTCATAGACGCCACTAATATAAAAACCGTTAGACATTTTATACTTAAAGATGCCAAAGCGGTACAGGCCCAAGCCCAAAGGGTTATTAAAACTATCAAGTTAAGCATAAAGGACAATAATAATGAGCGACAACAAACTGGACAAGGACGGAAATGAAATAATTGAAGAGAATTTTGAACTAGACGATGCAGCAGTAAAAACTATTGTTGACAAAGTTAAGTCCGAAATGAGCGATGCCAGCAAAGAAGATATTGACAAGGCTGTTAAAGCTGCTGTTAAGACTGCGGTAGAAGAAGCTACTAAAGACATTCTTGACGAACACATGAAAAATGTTGAAGAGATTGAGCGTAAAGCTGTAAAAAAACACCAAGCTAGTCTTGATGCTGACGATCCTGTGGCCAAGGGTATTGCTGACGGTAAGTTTACTGATGAAATTTCTAATATGTCACCGGCTATGCGCTTTTACCGTGCTGCGCGTGCACTTGACCCTGATACTGGCAACCGAGAGGAACTGGTGGCACTTAACCGTTACGCTCTAGCATCACAAATCAAAGCTCGTAACGAGCTTCTACAGAGCAAAGGTCAAGAAGCTGTAGCCAAAGCTGGTTACGCCAACGAAACGACTGCCGCTGATGGTGCAGTTCTAATCCCTGACGCTGAGTTTGTTACTACTGTATTTGATAACTTACCTTCATTCGGCGTGGCATTTCAATATGCTGATGTTCGACAGACAGACCGTACTGCGGTACGTGTACTGTCATTAGATAGCGGGTTGACTTTCTATAGTACGGCTGAAGCTGGTGTTAAAACCAGTGCGAAGCTGGCATTTGCTAAGAATGAAGTTAGCTTGCAGAAGTTTGCAGTTATCGTACCGGCTACCGATGAGCTAACCGATGACGCTGCTGTTGACTACTGGAACTTGGTTACTCGCGAATTGACTCGTGCTTATGCCAAGAAAGCTGACGAGCTAGTGTTCACCGATACTACTTATGGTATTACTAACTTGTCTGGTGTAATTACCGAGAACGTATCTGGTGCTGGTACTACAGTTACATGGACAGACTTGTTAGACACCGAAGCTAAATTGGAAGATGACATTGATACATCTAACTACAAGTGGTTCTTGCGAAAAGAAACTTGGTACCGACTGGTTGAAACGCGTGGTACTACCAACGACCACTTCATATCGGGCAGTTTGAATACGGCGACTGGTTGGGTTGGAAATATTAACCAGCCAACTACTCCTTGGGGTACTCCTGTTGTATTCACAAGAGTATTGCCAACAAGCAACTCTGTGTCTGCCAACGATGCCTTTGCGGTATACGGTGATCTAAGCAATACTTTGCTATACAACAAGCGTGGTATGGCTTTGAAAATGCTGACAGAAGCTACAGTGGTTGACAGTGAGGGTACTGACCTTAACTTAGCCACTCAGGATGCTACGGCCATGCGTGCGGTGATCCGGCTGTTGCACATCTGTCCGAAGGCTAATAGGCCCAAGTTCGCAGTTCTCGGAACTGGGAGCGTGAGTTAGGTACTGTATTGTAATCCTGTACGCAATCAGGTATAATTAGTCCCCGAAAGGGGACTTTTTATATGCCAAAGTTTAAGAAGGGCGAAGGTGGCTACTGGTTAGGAAAGACGTTTGAGAAAAGGGCGCATTCTAGGCATACCTATAACTGTCTAGTCTGTGGTAATGAGTTTTGGAGAAGCGATTACGCCCGTCAGAAAGGTTTAGAAAACCCCAAGATGATGCCTAAGTTCTGCTCAAGAAAATGTCAAATGACTAACAATAAAAATAAACTTGGGAAGCCTGGCAGTCATACGTCTTTCAAGAAGGGAGATGCACGAATTATAGGCGCTGCCAATACTAATTGGAGGGGTGGTATAACACCAGTTGCAGAAGCTATAAGACGGCTATCCCATTACAAAGAGTGGCGCAAGGCCGTATATGAACGAGATGGTTATACCTGCGTTCTGTGTGGCCAAGGGGGTAGGCTTAACGCCGACCACTCACCTGTTATGTTTCATAAAATCCTTGAGAACTATAATATCAAATCCGTAAAGGACGCCTTAGCTTGTTCTATCTTGTGGGATGTCAGCAATGGGCAGACGCTATGTCTACCATGCCACCAGAAGAAAACCTCAGGCGAGCTGGGCCATGTCTACAAGTCGGAAGCTCGTATGAAAGGTATGCGACTAGCCAATCAACAGCCGGTGCGCAAGATAACCCCGCGCAATAAATGTGGCTACAAAAACGTATTTCAAGATAAAGAAACCGGACGGCACATTCTGATAGTGTTACAATATATTCATGCTTAATCTAAACAACATCAGACATGCCGCATTTCTAAGACCTCTATTCGCCAAGCGTGCTAAGAAAAAGAAAAAGAAGGGACAGAAATAATGGCCTATACTAGCACTACATTAGTCCAAAATTACCTTCAGCGCACACTTGTCGCCAATGAAACTTCCTTTTTAGCCATCTTAATACCGGCTATAAAAGTTTGGATTGATAAAAAACTGTCTAGCACTTTTGATAGCGCCTCCGAAACTACCCGTTATTTTGATGGTGGTGGCAAAGTTGCAGACATTGATCCCTGCACCGATATTACGGCTGTTAAAACTTACGATAATGACGGTACGGTGGCCGATACTTATACCAACCTCGACGACTATGTAGCCGAGCCGGTTAATGATACCGTCAAGAGAGAAATCGTCCGCCGCAGCGGTTTTTTTCCTGTCGGTTTACGGCGTGTAGGCGTGACGGCCAAGTTCAGTGAATATGGAGATGGTGGTACTGTGCCTACCGATATTCAGACGGCAGCTACGATTATGGCCGCTGAGGTGCTTAATCAGAGCAAAATAGCTAGTTCAGGTGGGAACATCGCTAGCGAGAGCCTGGAAGGCCACAGCATATCCTATGACACCTCTGCGAGTGCCTTGGACGGCATCGCCAGCAATAATCCTAATGTTAAAAGCATCTTGGATCTGCGCCGAGATTTACTGTTGGGGTAGGCCATGAGTATAGATATTGATGCTAAGTTGGTAGAAACCGCCACCAAAGTTGTAGTGACTGAGAATGAATTTGGTGATATTAACTATGGGGCTACCAGTACTAGCGATTGCCTCTACAGGGACATCAGTAGCCTCCAGCACAGCGTTAACCGTGACGGCGTGGTAACTGAGGGTATTTTGTGGTTTAAGGCCACAGAGAGCGTTGTGCGTGGCGACATATACAACCATTCCAGCGAGGGTTATCTTAAAATTATCAGGGTCACTAAAGCCAAAAGGCTAGTGGCTGATAATAGTTTGCAATTTATAAAGTGCGAAGTGGCACGGCATAGGCAGGTATCATGAGTAAAGCAATTTTCAAGAGCAATCGCGGTAGCTTCATGCGCAAAAATGACGCCTTGAAGGACATGGTTCAGGGTCACATGGCCGGTGATATTGAGAGGGCAATTAAAACCACTGCCGGTACGCCAGTTAAAACCGGCGGTATGAAGTCTGAAGTCCGACATTTTAAGACCGCTAATGATCAATGGCGAGTAGAGGCTGGTAAAAAATATTCAGCTTACCAAGAACGTGGCGCGCGGCGGGATGGCAGCCACCGCGTCAGACAATATACTACCCCAGGCACTAGCTCAGGCTGGTTTAAGCGCGCTATTAACGGCGTTATAAAAAACCGCAACAGTTACATTCAAGAAGCTAGAAAGGCGTTAGGTTTATAATATGCCGCTAAATATAATGCAGAGTAAAATGCTGGTTAAAGAAATTGCCCAGCTTTGCGAGAACTTTCAGCTCGGCACTTTCGCTACAGCTACACCGGCTGATCGGACAATCTTTGTCGGTGAGTTACCGGACTTAGCGACTGAAGCCATCTGGCTAGTAGAAGCTCCTAGCCCACCACCACATGATTATATTGACACCGAATATACAGTTATAGACTTTTGGTCGCGTAGCCCCAAGACAGATCGCGCCCATGCTTTACTGGAAATGGTATATAATAACTTCCATAGGCGTTATCATTACGATACGGCCAACTGGCACATTTCTTTTTCCAGGGCGCTCGGAAGCATAAATGATGTTGACCGACATGATGGTGGTAAACTTTTCCGCCTTAGTGTCCAATTTATATGCAGGAATTTAAATAATGTATCGTAATAATGCGTAATATAGTAAACTTTGAAGGCAAATATTCAATAACATCGGATGGTAGAGTCTGGTCTGATAAAAATAATTTATTTCTCAAGCTCATCACTGCGCCAAATGGATACTTAAAAGTTAATTTATCCAAAAACGGTGTTGCAAAAAGCTATTATGCCCATCGCCTAGTCGCTCAGGCATTTATCCCAAACCCCAAAAATAAACGTGAGTGTAATCACATAGACGGCAATCGGGGGAATAACGATGTTTCAAATATTGAATGGTGTACCCACAAAGAAAATATAATTCACAGCTTCAAGTCACTGCATAGGCAAGCTGCGAGAGGCGAGCGACACGGTATGTCAAAGTTGACTGAGCAAGATGTACTGACAGTAAGACAGCTTTTGTCGGAGGGTAATTTATGGCAAAAAGAAATAGGCAGACTATTTGGTGTTAGCGCACCAACTATCAGCTATATAAAATCTAAGAAAACTTGGAGTTGGACATAAGCAACAGAATTATGTACAATTCATTTATAGAAACCTAAATAATCTAAGTTAGGCAGAACAACAGGAGTAAAATATGGACATCTCAAAAGTAGAAATAGCCGGCCCACTGCAAATCACCTTTAATGGTGTCAGTGTAGGCCACACCCTTGAGGGCGCGGAGTTAACCGCAGAGCGCGACTTTACTGATGTGGTCGTAGATAAATACGGCAACACCCCGATTGATAAAATCCTAACCGGCAATCGCTTAATGCTCAAGTTCAAGATGGCTCAAACCGAATGGGCACAGTGGAACATCGCAATCCCTGAAACCAGCTCATATGATGGTGCTGGTGTTGCAGATCGTAACGATTTCGGTGCTGATGCTGGTGCCAGTTTGCGCACTGAAGCTAAGCAGCTTATTCTCCATCCACTCAGAAATGTCGCTACTGACCTTTCAGATGATTTAACGATCTATAAAGCTGTTTCTGTAGAAAGCGTATCTATGCCCTTCAAGATTGACGATCAGCGTGTGCTTGAAGTCACTATGCTGGGCTTGGTTGACGAAAGTTATGGCACTGGTCGCCGACTTGGCCATTATGGTCCAGCAGCCGTCAGCTAGGATTTAACAAAAGGACAATATGAGTGTAATTGATCTTGATGCGCTGATACCCGAACCGGCAACTGTTAAGTTTGGTGGTCAAGAAATAAAAGTCAACCCACCTAAAACTGCTGACGTTTTGAAGCTAGGTTTTTTAGGTCAAAAACTCCAAGCACCGGAGGATTTAAGCGATGAAGCTTTGGACAAACTACTAAACGATTTAACCGGACAAGTTAAAAAGTGCATACCTGAACTGGCCAGCGCTGAATTAAACACCGCGCAACTGCTTAAATTAGTAGAGCTTATTAGTAAAATGGCTATGCCACCTGACGCTCAAGAGCTTGAGGATCGCGGGATAACGGTAGATACTCAAAAAAAAACAGCATAAGGTTGGTGCGCGAAGTCGCCAGCTTCATGCGAATGTACCCAGCCTACAAACTCCACGATGTGCTGGATGAGTATGCAATAACCTTCTTTGCTTTATTAAACGAGGGCTACCGTTTGAAATATGCTGATGCTCAACTACTGGCGCAAATTGCTGATCTACCCCACATGGACAAAGATAACCGCGCCAGGTTTTATAAGAACTTGGAATGGGCTAGTACTCACCCTAGTGATATACTAAAGTCAAGCGGTAAAGGTTCAAGCCCTGCCGAAATTAAAAAAATGCTAGGATAAGATTATGGCCGAAAGTGTAGGCAGTTTATATTATGAAATTGACCTCGATGATAAAAAACTCAGAGGATCGCTCGATAGTTCAGACAAATTAGTCAAAGGTTTTGGCGATAGAGTTAGCCAGCATTGGGGTAATGCTGTTGATGCCAGCAGGAAATTCAGCATGGCTATTACGGGGTTGGCGGTAGCGACTGGTGGCTTTATATCAAAAGCGACTTTAACTGCGGCGCGTACAGAAACCCTTGGTGTAGCTATGAATGCTGTTTCCAAAGCGACAGGAACTTCAACCGATGTTCTAAGAGAACAAGAAAAAATCTTAAAAAAACAGGGGATTACAACTCAAGAAGCACGTAGAACTCTAACTTTGTTTATGCAGTCCCAGCTTGATGTTGCCCAAGCTAGCAAAATAGCCAGAGTTGCACAGGATTTAGCGGTAATCTCCGGCGAAAACTCGTCGGTTACCACTGCCAGATTGACCGAGGCTATTGCGACTATGAACCCAATGTTGCTTAGACAGGTTGGTATTGTTAAAAATTCAGAGGAAATATTTGATACTTATGGAAAGACTATCGGAAAAACTGGTAGAGATTTAACAGAAACAGAAAAAAAACAAGCCCTATTAAACTTAATATTAAAAGAAGGCGAAAAAGTAGCTGGTACTTACGAAGCCTCGATGGGAACCGCTGGTAAAAAGCTAGGTTCTCTCAGCCGTCACGTCGAGGAAGCTTTTAACACCATCGGTAATTTTTTCCTGCCGGCCTTTGGCCGCGCCATTGATGCCACAACAGCGTTTTTCAAAGCCATCCAAAAAGACAATCTGGAAAAATGGCTTAGAATGATAAAAGAGAATACTTGGGTTGTTGCTGTCATTGCTGGGGCTATCTTAGGTGCCCTAGTGCCGGCAATTGTAGCTGCTACTGGAGCTTTTGTTGTCTTTTTATTAACTCTGGCACCGTGGGCATTACTTGGTGCTGCTATGGTGTTGGCACTGAAAGCCTTGGGCATTAGTTTTGGTGATGTTAAAACGGCTTTGGGCTTTGTTACCGATGCCTTCAATATAGTAAAAGCTATTGTTGTTAGCCTCACTGATACATTTATGGCACACTTTTGGCCGTCAATTAAAGCCTTAGCCGCTGCGTTTATTGAAAATCTGTTGCCGGCGCTCAAGCAAATGTGGGATGCGATTACGCGCCTTTGGAATGCCATACAACCGGCCTTTGTGGAAATCTTGAAAGTCCTGGGCATTATTATCGGAGCTATTTTGGTAGCTGCGGTGTGGCTATTTATTAATGTTTTCCGTATAGCAATTGAAGTATTGGGCTTTGTTATCGGTGTGATCGGCAATGTTATAAATTGGATTAGCAACCTTATTAACTGGTTAGGCACAGCGGCAGTAGCAGTGGTGGGGGCTGTCGGCTCGATTAGGGAGTGGTTTAATAGGTTGCCAGGCATTGTCAGGAACGCCATTTCGAGCATCCCTGGCCAATTCAGCAATATGATTAGCGGTGTTATAAACACTGTATGGGGCTTCTATGGGCGTTTTGTTGATGCAGGCTGGGGGCTAATCAGGGCGTTAGCTAACGGCATTCGTGGCGCGGCTGGTGAAGCCATAAATGCCGTGAAGAGCGTGCTTAACCGACTTCGTAATCTGCTACCATTTTCTGATGCTAAAGAAGGACCATTAAGAGATTTGACGCTATCTGGCCGCCGGTTCAGCGAAACCTTTGCTAAAGGTATTATCAATGGCTCTCAAGCTATTACCGATGCGATACGCTCAACAATGGCTACCCCTGGGTTTAATATAGCCGGTAATATCAATGCGCCAGCATTAGGAATGTTAAACGCTGGCAGTGCAAGTGCGGGTAGCACAATCAATAATAATGCTGGCGTAACAGTCAACATCGGCAACATTGAGGACCGCCAAGACGCTGACTATATATTGCGCCGCATGGACCAAAACCAAATACTTGAGGGTAGGGGACTGAGCCCAGCCATATGAGCCAGATAAATTACCAAGCAATTTTTGACGGCAATGACCTGACAACAGTTTTAGGCTTGACTGTTTTATCTACCGATCCTTATAAATTGCCCAAGCGTAAATTAACTATTTACAATATTGTCCGAACAAATAAAAGCAAAACGGCTAGTGGTTTTTTTGAAAAACGTATTATTACTGTGCGCGTGGGCATAAGCCGCACCACCCGTGACCAAGTTGAGCAGTCATTAGATGCTTTAGCTGTCATGCTTCAGGATTTAGAAAAAGAGCTGGTGTTAAAACAAAGCGGCGGCCAGCGCAAATACTTCTGCTCTTTGGCCGACACTGTTGTGGCAGAAGATGGAGGAAGCTATATAGAGATGAACCTTGTCTTTGAATGTTCGGATCGCTTCGGTTATGACCTAGCTAATACCTTATTATTGCAAATTACTGGTGCAACTGCTACCCCTCGTACAGATACAGTGACTGTTGGCGGTAGCGCTCAGTGGCAAGTACCGGTTTATCTTTATACCTTGACTGCGTTGTCTGACGGTACTAGCAAGAATGTACTCATAGGTAATCAAACTACCGGCCAAATTATAACCATCACTCGTACCTGGGCAGCCGGCGACCTTATTGAAGTTGATTGCTTTAATCGAACAGTCAAAGTCAATGGCGCAGATATAACGTTCACTGGCGCTTTCCCCGACGTATCGCCTGGATCCGCCGTCTTAAGTTATTCTGATACTTTAACCACACGGACACTCAGCGGTTCAGTCAACTATAAAAAGAGATTTTTGTAGTGCTTGCTAAAAAAGCATGGTTTTTATAATATAGACATAGAAAGTAGGATAGCAAAATTGCAGCTACGGTAATAATCAATCGTTTGACGGGAGCCGGACCTACGGCTACTCCTATAACCTCAATCAATACCCGCGCTAATGCCGAGGATGCCCACAGCACAGCCGGTACATCTAATTCTATTTTAGTCCCAACAGCCGGTTCAAATTATTCTTACTGGGTGACTACACGGCTGGAATGTACGGCCATTACCGCCGGCACAGTAGATAACTTACGTTGGTATGCTGATGGTTCTAATAACTTTGGCACTGGTATAACTTGTATTGGCCAAGAAGCTACATCTTACGTCCAAGCTACCGGCACTCCTGGCGATACCGGCACTGCATTAACCACTGGTAATCATGCTGGCCTAACTGGTGCGCCGGTAGATGTATTCGGCTTAACCTCTGCTTCGCCAAAGGCACTAGCTGGTACTACAACTACTGCCCAGCAATTCGGCAGCCGTTTTGTTTATCAGATAGTAGTGGCGACTACAGCAGCCGCCGGATCTACAGCTCAGGAAACTTGGACTTTTAAGTATGATGACACTTCTTCATAGGAGGAAATTATGACAAAAGATAAAACAACAAATTCTGATCCAACACCCGAAGTACCAGAGCATAACTTCTTGGTAGGTCAAAGAGTTACCCTTGTGGTTGATAGCCCTACTGGCGCACCGGCAACTGGTATTATCCGCGTCGTCCAGTCCGAAGTCGGAAAACTAATCGGGGTTGAGTTGGACGAGTGGATCAATTATGCTCATAGTCTTGATGGTGCGATTGAAGCTGAAAAGTATGATGAGAGCGCCAATATTGTAGTCGGCAAAGGCTGGTGGACGCGTCCAGAAAATATCGCTAAGATTTAGTTAATAAACTTCTAATGCAATAGAAGTAGAAGGGAATGCAATCTCATGGCAGAAATAGGCGAACGATACAGATGGTCAGCGACGCTAGACGACGGTCTAGTAATTTATCAAGTTGACCCTGAAACCGGCATAAAACATGGCTATGATGCCCTCCCACGCACGCGTATCAGAGCTTTTGAACTTTGGGACTGGAAAAAAAACCAGCGTGTTTTTTTTGTAAAGTTTAACCCAGGTGAACTTTTGACTTGGCGGCGCAGGGTAGAAATGGCCCCAGGTAATGAAACTGTTGAGGCCTGCCACATCGTGGCTAAAACCGGCAAGGGTATAAAAGGCGTGGCCGGTATTTTCGAGAGTGATGGTCGCATAGAAATAGTGCCGGATTATTTACCTAATAGTGAGTGGTTTTATCCGCCAGTCCTGCACAAGGACGAAGCATAATGAACGAAATGCCTTTTGTATTTTCTAAAGAGTGGTTTGAACTACACCAAAAGAAGTTACTTCGGCTTGCTAATAGTCGAGTAGGCCGCCGCTTATTTCGAATAAAAGGTGATGTGCCAAAGGGTAAAAAACTCAATGGTATTGCTCCTAATAGCATTACGTGGAAAGCCCACGACGGGCCGGTAAGTATTTATTCAAATGAATTTAGGAGCGTCTATAAAGACAACAATACATACCTTAAGGCTTTCGTGGACTACTTCTATGCCGGACAAGAGTTTGTTGAATTCAAGACTACTGACTTCCGTACCCATGATAAGTTTGCCGCGCGCCTATACTATGGATTAAAACCTCTCTGGTTTGTCTTGCATGGTTGGGATTTTGTTTTTGGGAATGTTGCCAAGCAATTGGACTTTGGTTTTCTAACTCTTACCCAATATCCGAGTTCAACAGCAGACCAAGACCCAGTCAACGGTTGGGTTAAAAGAGATTTAGCTAACCCAGGAGAAACCCTTTCAACCATTAGGGCTGGGGCTGGAACTGGCAAGGATACCGCTACTGTTGTGACCTCCGCTGGTACTCTCCAATCAGGGGGTACAGCTAACCAGTTTGTTCTCCTGGATAGAGGTTTTTTCTGTTTTGATACATCTGCCTTGGGTGCTAGCGTAACGATTTCAGCTACTGTATTAAGTTTAACAGGGGATACCAAATCAAATGACCACAATGCAACAGACGCAGCGTTGCATATTGTCGCAGGAACACCAGCATCAACTTCTGCACTAGCTAACACTGATTACGGGAATGTTGGTTCTACTAGTTTTGGCAATGTTACTTATGCTAGTTTCTCGATAGTCGCCTATAATGACATCACTCTTAATGCTGATGGTCGAGCTAATGTAAGTTTGACTGGAATTAGTAAGTTTGCCAGTCGGGTTGCTGACGACCTCAGTGGTACTTATACCGGAGATGCTAGTACTAGTGCAGCGCTTAGTTTTTTTATTCACTATGCCACAACAACTGCTACTAGTACGAGTCCAAGCCCCAAGTTAGTAGTTACTTACGCACCAACTGTTACCACCGTTACAAAAACCCACACCACCGATGCCAATAAGCGTAAGGCTACCACCGTTACTCACACAACGGACGCTAATAAGAGAAAAGCCTTAACTGTTGCCCACACCACCGACACTCTGCTCCATAATACCTTTACCAAGGTTCATACTACTGATGCCCATAAGCGCAAAGCATTTACTCTGGCGCATACAACGGATGCAAATAAACGCAAAGTCTTAACCGTCACGCATACCACCGACGCTTTAGCTGCTAAAGTACCGTTAGTTACCACTGAAGCTGTTACCGCCATAACTAAAACTACGGCTACTGGCAACGGTACTGTAATAAATGAGGGCGGATTAACCGTCACAGAGCGCGGTATATTAGTTTCTATCTCTGCTAACCCGATTATTGGCCGCGCTGATGTGACTAAGTTTCCAGCTAGCGGTGTTGGTGTAGGCGCATTTACAGCCGTTCTGACGGGTCTGACAGGCGGAGTGACTTATCACGTTGTAGCTTATGCTATAAACAGCGCAGGCATTGGCTATGGCACGGACGTGACCTTCAAAACCCTTATGCCGCTGGACAAGCAGTACATCTACCACGTTTTGCGCGGCAGTGTCGAGCTGGGGGTTTTGCAAAACGTAATAAGCGAGTTTGGTTTTTCACAAAATATCAATAGCGCTGGGGCTCAAATGACCATAGTTCAGGCTATCTCACCTGATACTCCTGGTCTAGTTAGCCCGATGGGCAGTAATGATGACACAGTGTTAATCCGCAACGGCAATCAGGTTAAAGTTTATGAGGTCAGTGATACTTACCCAGCCGGTAAAATTATGTTCCAAGGTGCAATCAACCGCTGGGAAGCCGATTATGTAGCTGACGAAATTAGCACTGTAGTTTGGAGTGATGGGCTGGATCTGGACAATTATATTATTCAAGGCACCGGCGAGGTAGTTGATGTTACCCAAAGTTCCGGCGCCACTAGCGAAGAGATTTACCGAACCTCCAGCGACTATAACTATGCTGGTAATACCTTTATAACCAGCGCCGGTATAACTCTCTTGAGCGCCTTGACTATTAAACTGAATACCCAAAATGTGGCCGTCCCCATAACGGTCAATATCTATTCAGCCGTCAACGGTACCTTGCTGGGTACGTCCAATCAGACCGTTAATAACAACGCTGCTACCGACGTCAAGTTTGTATTCTCGCCGAATATAACTACTACCGCGCTAACTACTTATTTCTTTGAGGTCATACCTGGACTGAATGCCGGCACTGTCTTGATTTACTATGGCGGCTCTAATCCTTACGCCAATGGGGCTATGTATATTAAAAAATTCCAGGCACCTACCTCATCTGGTCCCTTGTCGCCTGCTACAACAGTCAATGATACCAGTATTGGGGGGCAGGCTTGGGTTAATACAAACAATTCTCAGACTAGTGATAATGTCTATTCAACTTCCGGCTTAGGAGTTGATAGTAGTCGTTCAAATTATCTAAAAGCTACCAATTTTGGTTTCTCTATCCCCACTGGCGTGACAATTAACGGGATTATTATAGAGGTTGAGAGAAAAATGATAGCAGCCGGCGTCATAGATAACTCTATAAAAATTGTCAACGGAGGGACAATAAGCGGCACAGACCAAAGTGCCGGTGCGGCTTGGCCGAGTGCGGACACATACGCCTCATTCGGTAGCAGTTCTAATTTGTGGGGTCTGGCTTGGTCGCCAAGTGACATAAATGCCTCTACTTTTGGCGTAGCGGTGGCCTGCAAACACTCGGGAGGGTTCAAT